TTGGACGAAAACACGTTCAAGCATTACCGCTGATTCCGAAATTGCTCCAAACGGCACCTTGACGGCGGACAAAGTAGTAGAAGATACCACTGCATCTGCTACTCATCTTGTTCTTTTGGGGTCAGGAATTATAGCGGGTAATACTTACACATATTCTGTTTACGCAAAGTCTGCCGGACGGAACTGGATAGTTTTAAGCCCTGGAGGGAATTGGGGCTTTGCATGGTTCAACATTTCATCTGGCACTATTGGTACGGTTACAAGTGGAGGTTCAAGCGCTACTGCTGCTATCCAGCCAGTAGGTAACGGTTGGTATCGTTGCAGTGTGACTTCGACTGCCGTTGATAACCGTGGCCTTCAGATTCTTGTGACTACGGGCAATGACGTAGTTACATACACGGGGGATGGGACTTCTGGAGTATTTCTCTGGGGCGCCCAACTAGAGCAAGCCTCCACGGTCGGTGAATACATCCCCACCACCAGCGCCATCAACTCGGCCCCGCGCTTCGACCACAACCCCACGACCGGCGAAAGCCTGGGCCTGCTGGTGGAGGATCAGAGGGCGAATTTGCTGTCTTATTCAGAGGACACTAGCCAATGGCTGACACCGACAAACATCACCCTGTCGCAAAACCAAACGACCGCTCCAGATGGTGCTTCAACGGCTGATCAATACCTAGAAACGGCGGCAACTGGCTTGCACGTTCAAGATGGTATGCCTTTTGCGTTTGTTACCAGCACAGTCTATACGTACTCTGTTTTTGTCAAAAGCATTGGTGGTAGAAACTTTGAGATTGGCTACCCGCCTACTACTTTTACAAACAGATTTGCCCGCTTTAACCTTTCAGGCAGCGGTTCGGTTCAAGGTTCTGATGCTGGCGTGACCGCTAGCATCCAAGCCTATGCAAATGGCTGGTATAGGTGTTCCGCGACTAACACATGTGCGTTGGGCGCTTCTGCGCGAATAAGCAATTTTGTGAATAATGATAGCTTTGCTAGGAGTTACGCTGGTGATGTTACCAAAGGACTGTTTATCTGGGGCGCCCAACTAGAAGCCTTCGCCACTGCCACCAGCTACATCCCCGCCGCCGGTGCCGCAGCCACCCGCAACGCGGACGTTGCCAGCATCACAACCGTCGGGTCGACTATTCGCAGCTTGTTTGCGCAGTTCCGCAGCCCCGCATCTAGCACGAGGCCGGTGGCATCACTGGACGACAACACTGCCAATGAGCGCATCGAGATACTTACCAGCGGCACCGATCCGAAGTTGCTGGTAACTGACGGTGGCAGCACTGTGGCTGATATAAACGGCGGCACTGTGACAGCCAACGTGACCGTCCGCGCGGCAGCAGCATTTGACACCAATAACTATGCCTTCAGCGTGAACGGTGGTGCTTCACAACTTGATAGTTCCGGCACATTGCCAACTGTGAATAGCATCAGAATTGGCAGCAATCAAGCCGGCGGCTATCTCAACGGCACTATTGCACGAGTGACTGGATGGGATGTCGCACTGCCCAACCTGCCGTTAATCACGCAATGACGCACTACCTCCGCTTCCCCGACGAATCCACCGGCATGGCTGCGCTGGATGCTGCTGGCCTTCTGGACGCCGACGGCCACCCCCTTACCGCCAGCCACACGCACGCCCTGGATGTGATCGGCCCCATCTACAAAGGCGGCACCTTTGACCCCGACACCGGCGAGGTGATCACCCCACCCGTGCTGCTGAGCGGCTGGCACGTCAACTACGTGGGCGAACTGCCGGAAGGCTGGGCAGAGTATGCGGTGAGCCCTGAGCAGCCGGCTAGAGTCTGGCTATGAGCGTTCAACCCGGCCAGCACAATATCGCCATCCAGCGTCGGGCTGATTATGACCTGTCGCTGCAGTTCAAAGATTCCAATAATGCCAATATCAACCTGACCGGCTGGACTGCTTACGCGCAAGTGTGGAATGAAGGCCGCACCACAAAATATGCTGACTTTGCTGTTACCTACACCAACCGCTCTACTGGACAAATCAGCATTGCCTTGACCGATACGCAGACTGCAGGCTTTCCTAATGAAGCCTATTACGATATTTTGTTGGAAGACTCCAGCGGCTTGCGCAACTATTACCTAGAAGGCATCGTATTCGTCTCTGAGGGCTACACAGCACCATGACAACCGTAACCGTTAACGAGACTACCAACACAGTCGTTGTCACCACGCCAGGGCCTGCAGGCCCCTCTGGCGCGGCTGCAGTCATGGTGCGCGGTCAAGCCAGCAAGATGGATGGCGGCACCATTGACATAGTTACGCAGGGCGTGTACGTCTCCACCGGCCTCACCGCCACCTTCGACTCCACCACCGCAAGCGGCATGACGCTCGGCACCACCAACGCATTTGCGGTGAAGAACACCAGCGGCGCCACCAAGCTGATGCAGATCTACGGCAGCATCGACGCCAAGACCGTCAGCGGCAACAACAAGGTGCTCGGCATCAAGCTGGCCAAGAACGGCACCGCCATAGATCAAACCGAATGCCGCGCCTTCACCGGCTCGGGCAACGACGAAGCCAAGTTGGTCACCAACTGGATGATCAGCATGGCCGCTAACGATGAAGTAGCACTGTTCATCGCCAACCACAGCAGCAACGTTGACATCACCTTTGCGCGCGGCAGACTTGTAGCCACCGAGGTATTCGCATGACACTCGCTAGCCCGCTACGCAAGGTTGCCAGTAAGTTGATGGCCAGGTTTGGTGGTGTTGCAACACTGCGCCGTGTAACACCTGGCGTTTATAACCCAACTACTGGCACCGTCAGCGAATCCACCAGTGATACCGCATTGCGTGGAGTGCTAGAGGATGTAAGCCTGCGTGAGGTAAATGACCTGATCGAAGCTGGCGATAAGCGGTTGACCATCGCTGCAGCAGACACGGCAGCAGTGCCAACAACCGCCGATCGCGTCATCATCAGCAATCGCAGCCTGCAGATAATCGAGGTACGCACCATCGAACAGGACAACACGGCCATCACCTATGAGCTGATCCTGAGGGACTAATGGCAAAAATTCGGGTAGATCAAATTGGTAATTATGTTCAAAACCGGCTAGAAGCATTGCTGCGTGCAGCGGTGCTAGAGACTGACAGCCTGCTTAAGCAAGCCAGCCCGGTTGACACTGGCAGATTCCGTGCCAGCTGGCAGGTAGGCGAGAACGCAGCGCCTGGGGGCATTGCGCCATCCGGCAGTTATCCAGGCGTAACTGCCATTAAACGCCTTGGCTACCAGAGAGAGAAAGTCGGCAATATCTATTCAGTGCACAACAACCTGCCGTATGCCGAGCCGCTAGCAGGCGGCAGCTACCCTCCGTCATGGGGTGGTCAGTATCGCAGCAAGCAAGCCGAGCCCGGCTGGGTGCAAGGTGTCGCAAAAGACGTGCAAGGCAGAATAATAAAAGCTGCCGCAGGCATTGGCAGAACCTACACCCGTAACAGGCAATGACCGCTACCTACAACGACATCCGCGCTGCCATTGAAGGACGCATTGCTACGCAGATGGCTGTCGCACCGGTATACCCGATCAGCTATCAGAACGTACCATTTACGCCGCCGAACAACACGCCATGGCTGCAGGCGTTCATTCGGTTTGGCGATAACGCCTATGCCACGCTGCTGGCGCCGTCTACTGGCTTTAACCGGCAGAATGGCGTGCTGACGGTCAATGTGTTCACGCCGCTAGGCGCTGGCACTGCGGCGAACTTCACCATTGCCGAGCGCATCAAGGATCTATTTGACCGGCAAGTGGTCAGCGATATTCACTTCGACGCAGCATCGGGACCGGCGCAGATCACACCACCAGCGCCTGCAGCGTACTACCAAACGCAACTTACGATCACGTTTGAAGCGTATGTAGACTGACGGCAGTTCTTCCGCTGACTGATGTCTGCCACCGTTCTGTCCGGCACAGCCGGGGCGCTCTATTACAAACCAGCTGGCACCATTGCCACGTTTGCCGAATCTGGCGTTAATGCCACCACTGACGTGATCACCGTCCTGCCGTTCCTTGGCTTTAAGGTTGGCGACCCGGTGCAGTTCAGTGTGATCAACGTCAACACTGGCGCTGCGGGCTCTGGCACCCTGCCTGGCGGGATCTCTGCAGCTACTACCTACTACGTCATCAGCTACACCGCCAGCACTGGTGCCATGCAGGTGTCTGCCACGCTTGGTGGCTCTACCGTGGCGATCACCGATGATGGCACGGCTGTAACGCCAAACATCTTTCAGGTGGCATACGACAGCTTCGTGGCAGTAGCTGAGGTGCGCGAGTGGTCGTTTGAAGTGACCCGCGAAGAGATCGACGTTACCACCATCGGTCAGGCCGCTGGTCAGACCGTGCCATTCCGCCGGTACATCAGCGGCTTTGCCGATGGTTCAGGCTCGGCTACCGTCTACACCACCAGCGAAGACACCAGCATCGGCAGCCGCTTGGTTGCTGATGTGCTTCAGCGGGAGCAGGAGGGCGCCACGATGAAGCTGTACATTGATCGCGTGGTGAGCGGCGGTAGCGTCAGCGATGCGCTCAGCCGTTCGATCACGGTGCCCGTCATCCTGACGGCTGCCAACTTCACGGTCAACCCTGACGACGGCCAGTCAATCGAGGTGTCGTTCCGCCCGAGCGACGCACCTACGTTTGATCTGGTCAAGAGCTGATCACGCAGACACAGAAGCCCTGGTCTTGTGCCGGGGCTTTTCCATGCCTACAATCCAGTCGTATAGCGTAATCACATGGCTCGCGCACTTGATCGGCTCAAGAAAGCTGCTCACCTGGT